TTCCCTTTGATTTTTGTGAAGATATCACCAGTGATTTCTCTTACAGCATCGACAACATCAACTGAATATCTTGCAACCGGATTGAAACCATCAACATAGAACAATCTTTCTACGATTGGATTTTCGTTAATGTAGAAACCGATTTTGCACTCTACACCCCTTATTGTTTTTTCTTCAATCTGCTGAACAATTGCTTGTGGAGTATATTTCAAATCGTTTTTGTATCTCTGTGGATATGAATTAATCAAATCCTGGGTATAGTGATATAAATCATAATAGGTATTACTACCACAATCCAACATTATATCATACTTGCTTTTTGAAAGGGTTTTTTGCAATTTAGTAATTGCACGTGGAAGAATATCCCGGATGTCTATGGAATATCTTGTGAAAGGGTTGAACTTATCTGCTTCAAAAATTTTCTCACACAATAATACACTACCTTGAGTCAAGGTGAATCTAAATGTATTGCTGTATTCTTTTTCGTTCATGGGGTTTATTTTTAATTATTAATACTATGTTACAAATATAATGTGAATATGCCAAAGATGAAAGACTTTTTTATAATTTAGTTTTATTATTTTTATTATATTCCTTAAGTAATTCTTTCTCATGCTCAATAACTACGTAAAAGGGTTCAGCATAATTTGGAAAAGTGCCCGTATATATGGTGAGAAACTCATCATCCTTCATCATATCAATCAAATTTTTACTTCCTCGGTTTGTTGGGTCAAGTGGTGCTTCAAGTTGAAGCAATTCTTCACGTGCTTGGGTGTTTAAAAATGGTTGACGGAGATTAACTAATTTGTGATTCATTATAAGCCTGTCAACATTAGCCAGAAGATTTTCAAATACTTTTAGTGGTTTTTCGCCATTTGCTATTCGTTCTTTATTAATTCTATCGGCTTCATGACAAATTTCTCTCACAGTGAATTTTTTATAACGCATGTCAGGAAAGTATTTTATCAGAGTATCTTCCCCAATACCTTTAATTCCAGGTACGTTATCCCCTTTATCACCAGTAATGATTTTAATTATTAGTGCATTTGTATAGTGATGACCAAACTGTAGAGAATAGTTTGCTTTTGTGATTGGCATATCAATGTTTGCGAATAGTATTGTGATATTCAAATCCAATAATTGTGAAAAGTCCCGGTCATTCGTATAAATATAAATTTCTTCTTTGCTTTCATACTGCATGCAATAAGCTGCAATAATATCATCTGCTTCGATATCGTCAACCTCAATTTGTCTCAAGAATAATTCTTCTGCATATGATTTAATTCTTTGTCTCTGTATTAAAATGGATTCTTCTTTCTCTGATTCTCTGCTGATTTCAGCATCAGTCATTTCAATTTTCTTATACCAACTTTTGTTTTTACGGTTGGATTTATACGCTATGTCAATTTGATGTCTATCGACACCACCGTTTTGACCGTCCCAGACTAAAACGACTTTATTGATTTTATGTGCTTTTATTAATTTGCGTACTGTTGTGAGAAAGGAATATAGTCCACCAATATGTCCAAACTTACTGGTATGCACATCCTTTGCTCCATTGAATGACCTTTTCAACAGATAGGAAGAATCCACTAAAAGAGTTCTGATTTTCATTTATTCTGTTAATTCGAAAGAATCCATTAATTTACCACTCTCATCTTCAATTCGAACACCGGATTTAATATCATCCGCACTTAGTTCTTCTGAACCAAACAACTTACGAAAATACAAAATGTTTTTCTTTTTATATTCTTCAATACCGTCCGTAGTTATAAAGCCATGAGGAACTGATATTATTGCTCCTTCCATTGAAATACCACCAAGCGGACCGTCAATTTGGTTTTTGAGAACATTGACTTTTACTTGTACGCCATAAGACATTTCACGTTTTAATGAAGTTGCGGTAATTTTTTTCACACCTTTGGTTAATATACCACCAAAGTAGTACTGTAATCTCGGAACATATTCCCAAGTACGACCACCTTTCATGGTAATAGATTTATTCATTGCATCAAACCCAATTTTCTGAACGCCAATAATGGTATTTGTATATGGCTTATTTGACTTTCTGCTGTTTGGAATCATATCATTGCATAAGTACATGAATTCTTTTTCATATGCACCTGCATTCCAAAAATTACTATCTGCTTCATTCTTTTCAGCAGCAGTAATTGTTTTATTACAGTTTAGTGTACCGATTGAATCGATTGCGAATACTAATTCCATTGGTAGGTTTCCATCAGTTTGCTCACGTAGATAAAATCTAACACAATTTGCAAGGTCTTCGATTGAAGCAAAATTTCTGGTTTTATCTAAAGGTTTGCCAAAACGTTCAAGAAGATTTTCATTATCAATAAAAATATGTGGCATATTCCAATCGAAACCCATTATTGTTAATCTGTACTTGCTCAGGTTGTTTTCCAAGTCAATTATTATTGGAAGCAGTCCCATTTTTTGAGCATTAATAATGCCCATACAAATTGCCGTTGACTTTCCACTATTAGAAAATCCACAACAAGTACTTACATATCCCTTTGGAAATCCGGGCATGCCAGTTATTTCTTCCATTGCATCATCGATTTTAATCCAAACCAATGGTTTATCTGGAACATCTTCTGCACCGACCCTTTTCTTGAAATCGTCAAGACTGAAAGTTTTTTTCGGTGTTGGTTTTCTCAGTGGTTGATTTGAAGGAACTTCCTTTTCTATTTCTTTAGCCATGTTTAATGAGTTGTTAGAGTAAATTAAGGGGGAACTTTCATTCCCCCGTCATTTATTTAAATTAATTTTTTAGAAAGGCAGGTCTTCGTAATCACCGGTTGGTGGTACGTCTTCGGCATCCCCTGCAAGGTCATCATGCTCGTCAGCAACTTGTGTTACCGGAGCAACAGTTTTTGCTGTGATGTCTTCGGCATCATCAGAATATGTGCCAACTGTAGAAGGAGTTACATTGGCAATCGTAGTGCGTGGTCCTTCTTCAAGGTCAGAAGCATATTCGAAATTTTCGTCACCATCTGCGTCAAGATTAGCTTTGCGAGTGTTTGCTGCAGCTTCCAATTCTGGACGACCCGGAAATACCCAATGCTTGTTCGAAGTATCACTATCATCCCAATAAGGGTTGTTACCTGTCGAAGCCATTTCAAGGAAAATGTAGGGTGTGATACCCGGTGCGGTTTTCGGTTTGAAAACCTCTCTCCATGTAGTTGTGTCATCGAGCCATTGTCTTACAACAATTGGGTCGGCATGAAGTGGTGATTTATTACGAGTAGTAATGGCAGAAATTGTCTTATAGACACGTTTGTTAAACTCAGTATCAGCCATAATAATACTCAAGTCTGTTCCATTCACAGGGTCTGCAAAACTTACACTATTCTGTGTGTTGAAGTCATCGAGAATCGGGAACAACTTATCAAGAGTACCTTGATTCTTGAAATTGTGTTTGAATCTCCAGAATTTAACACCGTCTTTTTCAGCACCTTTGTCGATACCTTTAACGATGTAGAATTTTTTAGCATCCCATTTTCCGGCTTCCATGAAAATCTCACGGTTTTTGTCCCAAACAACTTTCTGCTGTGCAGTAAGGTCGTCTTTTTTTACGTTTTTCAACGAAGGGTCTTGTGTTGCAAGAATTTTTTTGGCTTTGTCGCAAAGTGGACAAGGAGAAGGAATCATCAGTGGTTTACCATTACCATCAAGTTGTGGTACACCATTAACAACCTTCTGAACTTTCGGGTCATTGTGAGCCGGACAGTAGATTTTGCCGTAAACTTTCTTTCCACCAGCACTGTTAATAGGCACTACATGGAAGAATGCTTCTGTGAAGAAGAATTTCGTCTTGTAAGGCAGAATTCTGAAAGTTTCTTTAGTTTTTCGAGGGGTGAAATACTTTGCAAGTATATCCTCTTTTGATTTGCGTTTGTTCTTTACCTGGTTCTTCTGATACGTGTTAAAAGCATCTTTGAAGTTTGACAAATCACCACCTTGTGGGTTTGTACCATTTACATTGGAATTTTCCATTTTGTTTTTAAATTTACATTAAGTTATTTTTACAATATATAATTGTGCTACAAATATAGCCTACATTAATTATAAATACAAGGATTTTTAAAAATAAACCCGATTTTCAAAACTTTTTTAATATGTTATACCATCATTAACCACTGTGAATGATAGTGTTTGTTTATTTTCATAATAGCTACCATTTTTCAATCTAATTTGTAAATAATAGTCTTGTGGTATCAACCATGAAGTGTCCAAATCAAATTCATAACCATTCGATGTTCTATTTACAGTAGTGAAAGGTATAACATCAATTTCATATTTTGCACCTACTGTCGTAAACAATCTATATTCAATATCCAAAGGTAAGAAATTACTTTGATTTGGATATAGTTCTTTTATCGTTAATCTTACTTTTCTTATGTTTCCTGCACGAATATTTTCTTTTTCGCTAATTCCCCAGAAATAGAAGAAGTAATTTCTTGGGTCGATTTGATTTGAGAGATTAAAGGTATAGTACTTATCGGCAGAGATTAAATAAAACTCACCATTATATGTGGTGTTCCTACTATTAACTGTTACAGACCATACATCACGGAATAATACTGCATCCGGATATATTGACGAATCAACAAAATAATTTATTTTATAAACTCCTTTTGCAACATTAATAATTGAACCACCGCTTATTGTACTTATGAGTTTGTCCTCATAATCATAGATATCTACCTTATTCACTACAATATTCTGTGGAAAATTACCAATATTTACATATAGATATAAATCATTATTCTTATCCATGTAAAAATAATTCCTATCATCACGGATTTCGTCAGCAATAATAGTCTCAATGAATGGCTCATAAAATGTATTGGTATGTTTTGCGTGAAATGCTACTGCTTCTCTATATTCAGTTTCTAATGCTTCGATATTGTCCGGAAATTTAACTCCCAATCCAAAAGAACTACCAGTATATGCTGATGTTCCAGTATAACCTGTTCCGAAAAGTCTTTGATTAATGTAAGCAGTAACATCAATTTCCATATTCTCATTACCCGCTTCAAATGCTTGATTACCGATAATTTGCGTCACACCACTAATATATGCGCCATATTTGGTCCATTTGATACCAGTTGTTCTTGCAGTCCAGTTTGATGCTTGTTCAGGTATCTCCGGGAGTGGTTGGAGAGTAAATAAGTCTTGTTTATCTGAATAAGTGAACGTATAGCCATTACCTTCTCGCCAATCTTGATTAACATTAAAAAGGTCTAAGGTGAAAGCCGCAGCTCTATTGATATTTAAACTATATGACTTTAAACCGATGAATTGTGGAGCATATGCAATAGTATTAGTCATGTGTAGAACGTGTCCAACAATTCTCTGTGGATTGATTGAACCTTGTACCATTCTATCACGTAAACCTTGTAA